CGATCTTTGGTTGGAAGCTGTTTGGATCAACAGCACGAACCATTTGTAGTGGAACATATGGGCAATAGAACAAACCAGCATCGAATGCTGAAGTACCCTTGTAACCAACTACGAAGAACTGAGTTGCAGATACGTTGGCAGTGTATGGATCAACATATACTTTGTACTTGCCGTTTAGAACACCAGCAAAAGTAGTAGAAGTATCATCGATGTTCAATGCGCTGTTACCTTGTAGAGCAGGAGTGTAGTCAAGAACACCAGCCATCGCTAGAGCAGACGCTACGTCAGCTGAAGTGATGATGAAGTTACCACGACCACGACGAGTTTGTTGACCGATTGCATTGGCTTCACGCTCGATTTGGAACATTAAACCTTTGAACTTCTCAACAGACCAACGACCATTAGAATCAGTATCTAAGTCGAAAGTACCAGCAGTAGTAGTACCAACTGCTGCACCTGCTTTTGCAGTTTTGTAGATTGTACGGATAACTTCACGATTGATTTCAGCAAGGATCTCTGTTGAAAGAATGTTGCTCAATTCGCCTTCAGCATCAAGACCATGAACAGATTTCATATCTTGTGCTAGTTCGATTGAGTACTCAGCTTTCAAAGCACGAGTCTTAGCAGTTACAGAAGTTTTCTCGATAGAGAAAGCCATTGCACCGAAAGAACCATCACCAGTGCCACCTTGACCAAGACGCTCTGCTGCAGATGTTGCTAGACCAGTACCAGTAGTTTCAGAACCACCGAAGTCATAAACACCAGAGTGAGTGCCAGTACCAGCGAAGTCAGTATCTGCTTCGTTGAATAGAGCCTCAGTACCACCTTGAGTGCTGTAGCGTGATTTCATTGCGAAAATCAAGCCAGTTGGTTGAGTCATTGGTTGAACACCAGCAACATCATAAGCGATAAGTTGTGGCATTGCACGACGAACCAAAGAGATTAGAACTGGATCAAACTTAGCGAAACCGCCAGTATCACCATAAGAGCCAACAGCGTTAGCTGGTGCTGCTTCGTTCAACTCGCCCATTGCTTCGTGACCACGACGCAATTCACGCTCTTGGTTTTCTAATAGAACTGCAGTAACTTCTTTAATGTAGTTATTTTTGATTGGGGATGCAGCTTCTGAGTTCAGAACTGGAGCCCACTTCTTAACTAAATCTTGACGATTGATAGTCATTTTATTTTCCTTTATTTATTTTTGTTGAGTGCTGATAGATACGCAGACATAGTTGGATCAAGTTTTGGCTTGTTCTCTTCTGTCAATGTTTCTACTGGAGCATCAGTAACAACTGATTTAACATCAGCAGTTGCCTTTGTTGTGAAATAATTTTCACGGATAGTCTTTACTTTAGTCTCAAAAGATTGTGCATCTTCGTATGACAACTCTTCAACAAGACCAGTAAACTTTTCTACTTCAGTGTCAGTTAGACCTTCACTGATTGACTTAACGATTTCAGCACGCTTCTGTTCAGCGATAGTCTTAGACATCTCGATGTTAGTTGCCATCTGTTCATTAAGTTTTGCTTCAAGTTCTTCAATCTTGTTTTCCATTTCGCCAAGCACATCGAAACGCTCTTCAGGAACATCGATGTAGTGCTCTTCGAATAGGTTCTTCATACCAGCCACGAAACTCTCAAGAATTTCAGACTTCATTCCACGCTCTAGGGCAATTTCATTATCTTTCATCCACTGCTCAGCTACATAGCCGAGATATCCATCAACTTGTTCAACAAGACCCTCTACATTCTTTGCAACTTGCTCAGCAAGTTTGCTTTCGAATTCTTCTTCTAATCGTGCTACTTCTTGCTTAACACGACTCATAACTGCAGCTTCATAAATGGTAGTTGCTTTCGCTTTGAACTCTTCAGAAAGTTCTTCACCATTCATAAGTGCATCAATATCTTCCTTGACACCTTTTAGGTGGCTAGGCTCAGCTGCAACCGCACCTTTGGTTGCTGCGTTTTCTTTCTTAGAAGTACCACCTTCTGCTTCTTTCTCATCTTCGACATTGTTTTTAGCATTGTCTGGATTTGGATTTTCTGCAGCAGGTTTAACTTCTTCTTCAGTGATCTCTTCCACAACCTCGTCAGCCACTTGCTCAGCAAGTTTTGCCTTTTTAGATTCTGCTAAGATTTCAGCAATTTTTTGTTCGATTGACATCGTTTTCTCCTGTAACTGGATAGTTCTGTTATATTATTTATTATTTATCTGATTTTACTCAGAAACTTTTGGAAAGCGACTATCTTTGCTTCCTCTAAATTACGAGAAGAAGTTTTTCTAATAATAGCTTTAACTTCTTCAATATGTTTTTCCACAAACTTTCCATCAACGAATACCCACTCTTTATTCTCCATAATGCCTCTAACATAAGCGTCAGGAGCAGAAGGGTCGGCAACGATGTCGGCTGCAGTGGACAGCATGAAATCGTCTTGAACAACTTGAATACCATCCTCATTTACTTTGAGGGATCCAAGTGCTCGACTAGAAACTCCAAGGTTAGCACCGCCATCTAAAAGACCACGAGCGATTTGACCCATTGGGGTTTCAAGAATCTTTGCTTTGCCAATATAATTAGTGCCTTCTTTTCTAAGAGAAACGATTAGGTGTGAAACACGATCTAGATTAATCTGTGGATTATCTGGATGACCTAGTTCACCATAAGCACGATTATTTTCAACTTGTTCTTGCATGTAACGAGCAACTTCTTTATCCATAACTGATTCTGGATACATGCGTCCGTTACGATTTTTTAATTCTGATTGAAGGAATACACCTTCAATAAAATACTCTTTACCTTTACCTAGTTTATTTTCAGTAACTAGATTAACGGATTCTGTAACTTCTCTAATGAGTCTCATTTAATTAACTCCCTACTGCAGTTTGATCGTCATACGCACCATAAACAGCAGTCTCAACCTTAGAGGCATAACCACCAATTTTGCGTAGTGTTAGATATAATTGTGCTTCTGCGCCAGCAATTGTAACAACGATGTCGCTTGTGTTTTGAATCGTATCAGCAAATCCCATACCTGCAGCAAACTCAACATCATCGTGTCCTTCTGCTGAAACTGTAGTTATGTTAACAGAATTTCTTGCAATAGTGATTGTTGAAGAAGGTAGACCAGTAAATTGAAACCCTACAATATTAACTGTTTGAGTTCCACCAGATAACGATTGAGTTGATGCTAAACAATCGCTGTTTAAAGTGATCGTTGATGATGCTGCAGTACCAGCAATCTTAACGATTGTCTCGTTATTTGTATTTTTAAGAACTGTCTTGGTGACTGCCATCTTTATTCCTCTATTTGTTCAAGCACATGAAAGAAGTTTTCTTTTGACTCTCTCATATACTCGATAATCTCTGTTTGATTTTGTAATAAATTATTTAGGTGCTCTTGAGTTCGAACATCAATTGCTACAATCGACTCATCTTCAAGAACATAATGCAGTTTATTTTCAACAAGTCTATCAAGTTTATTTAATTTTCTAATTTCATGAACAACTGGGTCTACACTAAACATATGAGAAGAAGCAAGTTGTAAGTATGTTTCGATTAGCGTATCTGTAACTTTAACATCGTGATATTCTTTAATAATATTCGCTACGGTATGTTCAGATAATTCTTCGTATAGTTCTTTTGATACTTCTTCTTCTAATTGATGCGAAATGTAGTCTTGTTTAATATATTCTCTTGCTTCTTCTAACTCTGTGAACTCTGTTTCAATACCATTTATTAAAATCTTACCATCCTCAGTTTTTTCAATTAACTGAAGATAAGATCTAATGCTTTCAACAACATTAGATCTTTTAATAGATTTGGCAAACTCAGTATAATTCATTAGCCAACTTGTTGTTCTGATTCAACAGGAGTTTCTTCAGCAACTTCTTCTTGAGTTTCCTGTCCAGCAAACATGCTTTGTGCAACTTCTGCACGCATAGTATCTAATCTTGTAGATAATTTTTCTGCCATTGCAGCTGCAAAAGCATTTTGTGTTCCTAAAGCATCGCCAGAAGCAATCGCATCTACTAAATTCTGTACTGTTTCATTCATAATATTCTCCTATTAATTTGGCCAAGTGCCAGTTTTCAACTGTTTAACTTTAGCTGTCTGTACTGGTTGTTCTTCTTCTGGTGCTTGCTGTTCTTCCTGTGGCTGTTGTTCTTGCTCTTCAGGTTGCTCAGTATTCTGCATCATATAATTTTGTGTTGCAGCTTGTTGCGCACCATCTAACATTCCTGCTTTTTCTGCCTGACCAAGTTGAAGTTCTTGTTCATCAGCGATTTCTTTTTCAATCTGCTCAATATCATCTTCATCTAAACGAAGGATATTTTTACGAACCCAAGTTTGGCTATAATATTTGCCAACATATGGATCCAATGCTTGCAGACTTTGAATTCTTTGCATTAAAATTTCAGAATCTTTTAGTTCAGAGAAGTGATTGTCTTCTAGATAATCATACTTCAAGAACGGACGAATATCTTCCCACTCATCTGCACGAATAATACCTTTTGCGATTAATTGTACTCTTAGTGCATTAGAGAACATTACGCTAAATTTCTTACGAAGTCTAACAATAAACTTATTAAACTTAACTTCATCACGAGAAATCTCTTGTGAACGACCAATGCTAAAACCTTGTTGTGGTTGTAGACGACTAATTGGCACATTCAATGCATGATAAAGTTTACCTTGGAAGTATTCGATGTCCTGAATCTCACCCAGATTTTGTCCACCTGGAAGAGTAGTAATCTCTGTGCCTTTACCACCCTCACGACGAGGCATCCAGAAGTCTTCCATCATTGACAAGTGACGACGA